TAGGGTATCCTTCACTAACTTCTAATATTTGGTCTAAACTACCCCAATGTTCTATCATATGTGCTCTAATAACATCAGCACCTTCTAACTCCGCTTGTTCTATAAGTTCTAATGTATTATCTACAGGTAAATTATCTGCATCATGATGTAAAACCCAATCTACTTCATCTTTTGGAATCATTCTAACTAATTCATCCATACTTTCATTATGTTTGAAGTTCCAACCAGTTCCATAATCTTCTGTTGCTCTCTGATATTTAACTTTTTTACCTAATGAATCTATTAAATCAAATGTAGATTTTGATACATTATCATCCATTATTAAAAAATACAAATGAGAACATAGTTTAGCATTCTCTTTTATTGAAAGATGTATTAAATCTAATCCAACTTTAACTTCATCTATTGATGCCAATCGCATCATTGCTCCTAATCTCATAATGTATATTGGTTTTTACCTGCGTGTCTATTTTCTTTAACCATTTGTTTTAGATTATCACTTTGACTTCCCCAATACAAATTATCAACTGAATTATTTGTTGGGTTATTATCCCAATGACAAACATTAGGTAAGTTATTTGGATTAGGTATAAATGCCTGAGCAACTACTCTATGAATTAAAAACCATTTTCTTTGTATTTTTATGGTTTTATATCCACCTGTATTATTAGATAATTTTTGTATTGTTTTAGTTCTATCATTTATTACTTCTCCATTTACTGATATTTGGTAATTTGATAATGAGTTTGAGTAAAATGTTTTCCAATTTTTCATAGTTTTTTATTTGTAATATACGAAAAATTATTGTAATAAACAACTTTTTCTACCCACATCTTGCATCCAATTCCAATAATGCCAACTTGCGGTATTTTGGTTTGGTTCTTTTGCAGTAAGATATGGTAATTGATTCATATATTCAGCTTTGTAAAACAATCCACTATTAGAATCTGTTACACCCGCATTATGCATTATGTTTAACTTAAAGTATTCGTTTTCGGAAGAAGTCCCCCAACTAAACTCAAAGTTAGGGTGGCAATTTGTTTTGTATCCCAATCTCCACGCACCCCAAAGCACACTCCACATATCTGAACACCATATTTGTAATTCGTGATGTGTTGGGTCTAACTCTTTTTTAATTCTATTTAACTCACTAATTTCTTTGTATAGATTTTCAGAATCTGATTCTACTCTATTCCAAAATAGAAAATCAACACCTTTCATAAGATATTGTGCTCCAATAGCATTCATTTCGTTTTTTTCTATTACACTTTCTTCTATTTGCATTATCTTACACATCTCATTTATTACATCATCTCCTTTAGATTTAATGTAAGAGTGTGCAATATACCAACGTGTATCTGAACCATACCATTGATTATCATTTATCATATCATCGGTAATCCATTCACTAATTGGTTTAGTAAATATGATGTCTGAATCATGGTAAAATATAGCATCTGTTGAAAGGTATGCGTGTTTTAACCAATGTTGTTTTAAGATGTTAGGTCTGATTGATGAAATGTAATGTTTTGTTTCTCTCGTATCATCATAGAAAAAGAAACGTGCCGCATAACCATTTGCTAATTTATTCCATTCTTCAGGAATAACTCCATTTTGTTTCCAACATACAATATCTACCATATTAGGATTTACTCCCATTGCGATAAAGTTGTTCAAAAGGACTTCTACTTGCCATGCATAGTATAAAGTAGCCGGCTGAGCACATACGAATCGTAGGTTTCTCATAAGTTGTTTTTATTATTTAACAACTATTTTACTATTATGTAGTTAAACTAACACGTTCCACCTTCTGTTGGATAAGTTGCATTTGTAATACCAAATGTTCCTTCTTGTGCACATTGAGAACCACCTGAACCATTTGATACGAAATCACCACCAGGTGTTCCATCACAATTTGTCCAACTTAAAGTACAAGGTACTCCGTATTCATTATCACAAGCCCAAGTATAAGTTCTACAAGTAGGAGCTATTGTTGTAGTTGTAGTTGTTGTTGGTGCTCCTGTAGTAGTTGTAGTAGGTGCTCCTGTGGTTGTAGTAGTAGGAGGACCTGAATATGTAGTTGTGGTTGTAGCAGGTGCAGCAGTAGTAGTAGTTGTAGTAAAGTTTAATGTTTTTATTATTTCATTTTCATTACATCCTGCAGACAAATTTATTAACTTAATACATTTTGTAATATCGGGTATTGTTATATTAACAGTTGAACCTAAATCAGGTAAATATAAATTAGTACTACCACTAAACTCTGAATAACTTACGCAATCAGTAGAATAGTAGGCATCATATAATGGACCGGATTTTCCCCCGTCAGCACTTAAAGTTATTTGTATTGTTGTATTTCCCATAGTATTTTAAGGACAACTACATCCGTTTATTGTTCCAAATAATTCAGTTTTACCACTCAAATCAGTTATTGTGCCAGTTGATACATAACAGAAACCACCACCACTATATAGATAATTACCAGATGATATTTGTCCTGTATAATAGTAATTTACATTTGTTTCACCACACAAAATCAATCCACTATAAATTATAGGAGCTGCCGTTGTCGTTGTAGTAGTAGATGTACTTGTAGTTGTTGTTGTATTAGAACATAATGTAAATGGTCCTGATGATTCAAATGTTCCAACACTATCTCTTGCATCTAATGTGTAAGTAGTTCCTCCACATTTACCAGTATATGTGTTAGTTGCAGGGTAGTTATTCCAAGCACCACCATCTAATCTTGTTTGATATCCTGTGCCTGAACCACCTGTAATATTTGTAATGTTAATTGCCCCATCACACGCAGAAGGATAACTAGCACAATCATTATATCCAGTCACTATCAATGCTGATAATGTTGTTGTGGTTGTAGTTGGTGTAGCAGTTGTGGTTGTTGTAGTTATTGATGCTTGACAATCTTCACAAGTTGAGTGTTCTGAAACAACAGTTATTTGAGCTCCACCAACCGTAGTAGGACCAACTATTGTATAACATAAACCATTACTTCCTAATATAATTTCACCAGGTGATTGATTACCTGTATATACTGCTCTTTGGTCAGCAGGAGTTGTAGTTCCGCAAGGATAATACAAATCATACGATTGGAATGCCAACGTAGTAGTTGTAGTAGTTGTTGCCAACGTAGTAGTTGTGGTAGTAGGTGCTGCCGTAGTTGTAGTCGTTGTTGGATTACAAGCTATTTTATCAGTTACTACTCCAACATTTATAACATATCTCCAAGTACCATCTGAATAGAATCCAGTTGCTAACGTAGTACCTCCACAACTATTATATAATGTATCTCCTATTACAATTGAACCCGAGGTATTTTTGTATGCAGTAACATCAGGCGCACTTGCATCACAAGTTGTATCATAAACAGGAGTTAAATTAAATCCATAACAAGCCGTTGTTGTCGTTGTTGGTGCTCCTGTGGTTGTCGTAGTAGGAGCTGCCGTTGTAGTAGTCGTGGTTGTTGGAGCTCCTGTCGTTGTTGTTGTCGGTGCTGCAGTTGTTGTTGTAGTCGTAGTAGGTGCTACTGTAGTTGTAGTTGTTGGTGTTCTAGTAGTTGTTGTAGTAGGAGCAATAGTAGTTGTTGTTGTAGTATTAGGACCACAACCACAACTTCCACACGATGTTCCTAAATTTGTTGCTATTAATCCAGGAGATATAAATGTTATTGAATTAACAACAACACATCTTGTCAAAGTTTCACCAGGAGCTACTACTGTAACTCTTATATTACAAGTTATACCTTCTTGATAATTAACTTGTAAATTACCACTTGTATTAGGATTATAGAAAGTATAATTTGTCGCACATACAATAGTTGCAGTTGTAGTAGTTGTTGTAGGTGCTAATGTTGTAGTTGTTGTAGATGCTAATGTTGTAGTTGTTGTAGGTCCTAATGTTGTAGTTGTTGTTGGTAAAGTATAATATCTAGGATAAATTGAGTTGTAGTTAGTTATCATTTGATTAGTTGATAACGAACAAGTATAAACAGCTGCTATTTGGAATTTACTTCCACTTCCATATACGCCTCCACCAGTTAAAGGAGCTCCAAATATTCTAAATACTAAATCTGAACCAACTGTATTAGTAGATGAATAACTACCAGTTATACCATCTATACAATAATTTCCACTATTAGTAGAATCATCAAATGATACTTGTGCAATATGCCAAGCATTATTAGATGAACCACTAGATGAACCAACTGGTATTCCAGGTGCAGAATATACAAGAGATGTAGTTTGACTACCACTCGATGCCATACCATACTGATTATTACCAGGGTCTTGGTCTTGGTCTTGTAATAATGGAGTTCCTAAATCAGATATATTTTCAGTTTTATTATCACCATAATAAGATAATACTAATGTATAAGCTGAAGTATTTAAATTAGGGAATATAATACCATCTAAACTTCCTGTATTTAATTCTAATACAGGAGTTGATAATGCAGATGTATTATAATTCCAATTACCTAATGTTTGAATAGTTGCATTGTTATTTGCTTTACTAATATCATATATTGTACTTCCACTATTATTGTATGAAGAAGTAAATGCAATATCAATTAAAGAGAATATGCATCCACTAACTGGCAACGAACCACTTGGTATTACAGGTGATAATGTAGTTGTAGTAGTAGTTGGTGCAAGTGTTGTTGTAGTAGTCGTAGTAGTTGGAGCTACTGTTGTTGTAGTTGTTGAAGCAGGAACGCAAGTTGCACCCTGTGTAATAGTAGAACTATCACCAGTTAAACCTTTACCATTTTCATAACAACATACAACCAATGGAGTTCCAGCAGTTACAGGTGTTGTTGTAGTTGAACTTTCACCACATAATACATAAGTTGCAGTTTGAATTCCACTACCTGCATTAAATGTAAACACATAACAATTACCTAATGCATTTGTTGTCGTAGTTGTTGTAGTAGGTGCTAACGTAGTAGTAGTAGTTGGTGTTCTAGTTGTAGTTGTTGTAGTAGGTGCTAACGTAGTAGTTGTTGTAGGAGCAATTGTACTAGTTGTAGTAGTAGTTGGTGCTCCCGTAGTAGTACTTGTTGTTGTAGTTGGACCTGATGTAGTTGTAGTAGTTGTAAATGAACTAGTCAACGCAAATGTATAATCAAAATCACAAGCCAATTCAGGTATAATAGTTGATATTACATCGTTTAGAATTGGTCCTAATAATTGTAAAGAACACTCACCTGTAGATAAGTTATAATCATTAATTGCACGAAGGTGATAATAGTTTCCTCTGAACTCAACAATATCGTTAAGTTCCATATGGAAATAATCAGCTAAAGGTATAATTGCTTCACAATCTAACAAACGAGTTTGAGGATTATATAACAAATTTACATATCTTTCCCAATATGTAGAATATAAAGATGCTGAAGGTGCTGAACCATATGCAGCAGGTTCGTTATTAAATAAAAGAGATAATGAAGATGAATCTGGTGTATTTCCACTATAATTATCAAAGTATGGAAACGCATTAAATGGTCTTTGTTCTATTGAAGATGTTGAACCATTAGTAAATCCTTCTATAAAATATGTATCAGTTGTTTTAGTTCCGTTATAAAAATAAATATGCGGCAAGACACGAGCAGGTTTGTAATCAATACTGCTTATGAATGTAGGAATAAATATTTTATTATTTGCCATTAGTCTCTTGCGCTAGTTTGTGCTATAAAGTTTAATACTGATGATGACATATCCGTATCAGTTAAAGTATAAGTATATGTAGTATTTGCACTACCACTATATAAATCAACAGTTCCTGCATCAGTTATTTTTATTAATTGTGCAGTTTGATATGTTGTTCCACTTGCAACTGATGTAAATACTACATCATTACCAATTGTTACACTTCTATAATTGTATCCTAATATATTCGGGTCAAAATTATATGCATCAGTAAATGGAGATGATACACCTGTTGCTGCAATTGCTACATAGTTTGTTTGAACTTGTAAGAATGATTCAGCAAGACCAGATGTAGATGTTTTAGTTTGAACTATTGAACCTGCTCTAAATCCACCTTGATTTATATTAGTAGAACCTGATGTTCCAGTTCCTGCTAAATAAACTAATGGAGATGATGCAAAACCTGTTTTAACATTAAACTCACCTTGTGAAAAGTAATTCTCTGTATCAACATAATAAGATTTACCATATTCTCTACCTGCTCCTTTACTAAATTGTTGTGAAACATAATCACCATCTAACGTATCACCAAAGTTTAACTTATTTACTGCTAAATTATTTACAAGAGTTACTGCAATATTTTTATCTAAATTGATATATCTGTTAAAGTTCTTCACTTGTCCCATTTTATACCAATCATTAAATGTTTCAACTATAAACTCTTTAGGACGTAATTTGTTAGGATATATTACTAAATTAAATTTCTTCTGTAATGATGAAATGAAATCAATTAATTTTATACCAACAGTACCAAAGGGCATGTTAGATGCAATATCCATTATTTGTCCATCTCCACCTTGATTTACTTTTTGTATTTCCAAATAAGCTGATACACTATTTTGTGGATTTAAAGTTACTTGTAAGTTTGTGTTTGAAGGAGTTCCAACCCAATATAAATAAAATCTATGTTTACCAGGTGGTAGGATTTGAGTTTGAAATTGGTTTGTTAAAGTAAATCTTTGTGTTCTAGTAGTTCCATTATTGTATGTCTGAACCTCCCTCATATAATCGTTTATTGCAGTTAAACCTGTAAATGATTCTATTATAGTAAAACCATCATCACTTGCTACTACTAATGAAAATTGTGGCATATTGTTAGTTGCCGCAAGTGGTTTAACTTCAAAATCTAATTTAATTTCACCTCTAATAGATGAACTAAAATCAGTTGTATAAGCTAACGATGAACTTAAATTGCCAGCAGGGTTTGCTTCTATATTATACCAATCTAAAGGAACTAAAGTAGATACACTTGCAGTTACGTTTGTTCCACCACTACCTGATATTGGAGATATTCTAAATAAACCATAGGTTTCTAAATCTATGTTCTCCATTATTGGGTAACGTAATTTGTTATTACAAATCATATACACATTATCTAACCACTTCTGTTCAAAGAATGAAGATGAATAAGTGTATCCGTATGTATCAAAGATTGCATCCCATACTGCTTTTACTCTAATAGCAGGTTTATAATCTTGCACACACAAAGAACCAGAAGGTTCATCGATTCCATAATTTGCAACTGAAGGATTATAAACAATCTCTTGTCCATATTCAGCCATTGGATAAACAATACTACCACTAAACAAATCTCCATTCCATGATGAAGATATATTACTTAAAGATGCAGTATGATTGTATTGAGATAATGATGAAGTTAAATCAGTTAAGAAACTTCTATTAACTTCTCTTGCAAATGAAGATAAACCACCATAAATGGTTACTTCATAAGAATCAATAAACTTATTAGCTATTACATTTACTTTATTTAATTGTAAGTATCCGTTAGCAAGGTATATTCCACCAAAATCAAAGTATGCTGGAACTTTAACGTTTGACTTAAATAAGAATGGTGATTGGATTGATATATCGTAGCAATGCTCAAAGAAAGCATTATTAACTTTTGAACCAGGTATTGTTATTTGGCGTGTAAAATCAGCAGGGAGTATTCCCAAATCAAATAGACCAGTTACGTTATCTGATAAAAGAATTTGTTCATCCTTAAATAGGTCTAACTGTTGTCCATTTGCTATTAACTTAAATACAAAACCTTGTGTAGATATAATACCCATTAGATAATCAATTTATATGCCTGTCCAAAGTTAAAATCAAATTGGTATTGAATTAACTTATCAACTACACCTGTTTTGAATACTATGTTTTGATTTGTTATAGTTAAAGGTCTAACGTTATCATTTGCTTCATCATACATCCAATATATTTCATCAGATACTAACAATTGTTTTAGAATATCGTTATAATCTTCTGATATAAAAAATGTATTTACTGAAATAGCTTGTTTAGAATCAGCAATATAGTTCAATGTAGAACTATCATAATCATTATATGATAACGTTGATGCTTGCCATGTTCCTAATTGTGGTTGATACGTTCTCTTTTCCGTAGAGAAGGATTGACGATTAACCATATAGAAATCAAAATAATCAAATTGTCCATATCTGTTCTTCCATTTAATTCTAACATTAGGGTATTTTTGAATACACTCTACGTTATATCTAATAGGAGAACCCATAGGAGTTGCTCCATTATATGCTTGTGTTTGGAAATAAGTAAATGAACCACTTAATGGGAAGCCAGATTGTGCTGGTCCTATTGGATATTGTGCTATTTGACCTGATGATGATACTGAGCCTGTTAAATTATAATTGGCAGTTCCTAAATTAGATGTATAAACTATTTTAGTAGGGGTACTACCCGTTCCTGCATTACCAAAATATACACCTGCATTACCTGTATCTGTTGTAAATACCGATTGAGTTGCAGGTCCATCTGTTAGTAAAGGCCAATGTGGGGTTTTATCATATATTGGTTGCCCAATTGCTTCTTGAAATATACCATAACCATCTAATGCTTTATATACTTGTGATTTAGTATGTGAGCCAGTTACATAGGTATATTGAGATGAGCCTGAAAGATATTGGTAATAGAAATCACAAGCAAAATACATTACGTTTGATGTATTCTGTATAGCTAAATCAGTTAAAGTAGAATTTATAATTCTATTTAAGTCAAAAATACCTCTAAGTGATGTATTAGGATATTTTGCTAATGTATAATCAATTGAACCTGAATTAGATACAGAACCTGTCCAATAGTACAGGTCTGCCATATATTGAAATCCATTATTGGCAACAACGGCAGTAGTCTCATACACCGAAAAGATAATCGGTGATTGTGCTAATGAAGCAGTTGCAGGAGTTTGATTTATTATAATGGCCATTGAAATACTTTTCTTATTATAACCACTTTATTTTGAAAAGTATTGGATACTATATGGTTTGATTAAATGGTTTGAATATTACAGTCATTCTTTTCTGAACTTCTGCTCTAACTTCTTCAACTTTACCACCTTCATATTCAAATATACTTCTTTTTAAATCTTGTGAGTTTGCAGCAATCATAGCAAATGGACGTGATGGCATTTTATAAGTTCCTTTCTCCACATACGTTCCATACTTTGCGCCTGGTGGAGAGTAATTTAGTGTAAGGAAGGATTTACCCTTTTGAGTAAATATCATCCTTCTATCATCGTTAAATGAACCCACAGTCCTATACAAATTACCTGTAAGGTATGGTGGTTTCTTCCAACCAGGATATCCACCTATAATTAACTTTTGTGTTATAGATTTGTAATCCTTTGCTACATCTGCAAGAGTTTTCATTAAGGATATAATTCATACAAACAACGATTTCTAGCATTGTGTGTAGTAAGTGTAAATGATGCTGCCCATCCTCCTAAACCATTGTTAAATCTATCGGCAAATGGTTCTAAACCTATGGTAGAATTGATTTGAAATGCTTCAACAGAGTATTGTGTAAAAGATAATAAATCGTTCATTACAGACAAAGTATTTGCGTGTATATCTACCAAATCATCTACATCATAAAACGGAACTATCTGTGCATTTGTTCTATCTGCTGATTCATTATTTTTAAGTTTTATTTTGTCAGCAACAATCAAAAGGATTTTATAATCAGTTGATGAAGGTTGAAACTCTGCACCTACAATTTGTACATTACCTAATGGATAAAATGGATATTGTATATCATCTACTTCACTTAATGGTCCTTGTGAGACCGCAGTAATAGACGGGTGGTTATTCATAATGGTCTTGAAATAATCCAATACATTATAATATAACGAATAGTTGGTGCCAGTATTATTAACTAAAAAATTGCTCATATATTATAGTTGTATTCCACCGAAATACTGATTTGTTTGGTCTGGATAAATCTGTGTTTGATTTCCTACTGATTGTAAGTATTGAGGTATTTGATTTGAATAAGCAATCAAATAGTTCTGTAATCTTAAATCATAGTAATTTGCATTCTCACTAGCTTTTGCTAATAGATAATCTAATTCAGCTTTTGAAGGAGCAATACCTTGTTCAGATTGTTGTTTAACTGCTCCGTTTGATTTGAATTGAACTGATGAGAATGGTATATATTCTGCACAAGCATGCCATATCAAACAAGGTTTAATGTGGTCATTTAATAAATCTTGATAAAATACAGATAAACCACCAACCGTATTTGCTATTATCTGTGCATCTAAGTAATCATATAGAACTGTTCCTAATAGATTTTTAAGATATTTGATTTGTGCTACACTAACAAAAGGTAATAGAGCATCAGCATCAATTGCACCCATAAGTGGTGTATTTTTGATTATATCGTTACGGGAAATAAATAAAGCAGTTGCCATAGTTAGTCGTTATATGTTTCGTATTCTTTTTGAAAAAACGCTTGTGATTGTCTTACAAAGCGAGGTTCTGTTATTTGGTCTGTTGTTGTTGCATCAGCAGTTTCATCAACTGTTGCAGGATTTTCTAACTCTTTGTTAGTTTCATCTGCTACTTGTCCAATTGATTTATCAGTATCTTCTGCTTGTTGTGAAAGAATTGCTAATGGAGTTAATTGGTCAAAGTATAATTGTGCATCCTCATATCCACCTTCTGTCAATGCCATATCTAATGCATTTAAGATAACATTTTGGAATGGTGAGATTGTCATTGTTTGCATAATACTAAATGCCGTCATCATTTCTTCAGACTGAGAACTAAAACCATTATTAGCGGTTCTAATACCAAATAATAACGGTGAAGTGACCCTATGAGCAACCAATATTCTATCTTGCGTATATTCCGCAACATATTCGTATTTTTCATGTAGGTTATCTATTTGAATAACATCAATAGTTGGTTTAGTTAATGGGTCATCGTTAAATGATAACATAAATCTACCTGCATTATCAGTTCCAGTGAATTTAGCTTGGATTAAATCCTCTATAGTTTCTCTTTCTTCTGGTGCAGGAACTCCGTTGTTGAAGTTAATCATTACTGCAGGTAAGAAACCGTTAGTAATATTATTGATGTGTAGGTTAGAAATCTCTCCCTCTGCTATTGAATACTGCATTGCAGATACCCAATCAGGTAAGGAGTAGTAATATAAACCTGGAAAATAGTTTTTAATGTAAAGTATTTCACACTTCTCATTTGATGTTCCGAATGTTGGTATTTTCTTTTTGTTCTTTACTGCTCTTTGGTCTTGCCAATCGTGACAGTAGTAATAATTTTCTATCTTTGGATTACCATATAGTTTCTCAGCTCTTAAAAACTGAACTGGCACGTGGTAAAACTTAATTACTTTTGTATGTTCATCATTCCAATATACCTGATAAGCAGCATTACCGAACAATTTTAAATCGAATGCTACACGTTTAGTCTCCTCCTGTGGGATTAACTTTTGTAAGATGGTATCAAACCCTTCACTCTTAGAATATAATCCCTTACCGTAGATTAAATCAGCTATTCCTTCTACACAAGCAGAAGTTGTAGTAGATACATTAAATGCACTAACTACTGCATCAAAGAAATCATCTTGTCCATACACTCCAAATGGAACATATTGATAACGTGTTTTAGTATCCTCTACTATAATAGGTAGTTGGTTATTGCTTGTATTTACAATTCCAAAGTTTTGTTGTTGTTTCATATTAGTCCAATATTACAAACTTATTCTCGCTTGTATTAGAAATGTATTGTGTATTTTGATTTTCGTAATCCGATTTAGGTATTGATAACGATGATGATTTATACACTTGAATAGAACCATGCCATATATCAGTTGCACCATTATATATTACTGCTCTATATTCAGCACCAATGATTGCACCACTAATGGATGCAGTAAAAGCTAAAATACTTTCATACCCATCATAAGTTAATCCTGAAAGAGATGCAGTAGTATTGTTTTGAGTTGTCATATCTTGCAAACTCATAGTAAATGAATTAGAAGCAGTTGGTTCTGTTCTAAAGGTATATGAATTACTCTGTGATATGTGATATGTTTGCATTATCTAGTATTTACCTGGTATTATCTCTATAATAACAAAGTAATTTTAAATTATCATCAAATAAAAAAACCTCCCAACAAAAGTTAAGAGGTTTTTAATTAATCTATGTGATATACTGAATTAGTTATACACAATTGTTGGTTGAGAACTTAATCCTGCGAATGGATTTGAAGTAGTTGAACCAGATAAGAATGCTGCTGGCAATTGTTCCATACCTGTAAATGTTACAGAGTATCCGTACAAATCACCTAATGCAGCTCCTGTTTGGATAGTACCTGCCGTTACATCAGCTCCTAAATGTTCTCCAACTAACAATGAGTCTCCGTTGTTTGTCCATATTACGATTTGTGGTCGTGCATATGCCATCAACTTCAATTGAGTTGTCATCTCGTTTGTTAATTTCTTTAAGTTCAACGTTAATTCTTGTGAGAAGAATGTTGTACCGTTATCACGAGATGTATTTACTGTTTCAGTATATGCACTAGAACCTTTCAACTGATAATAATATACCGTTGAACCCGAAGGTAAAGCAGTTACTTCACCATTTCCGTTTTTAGTGAAAGAGCCAGTTGTGTAGTTAATAAAATAAGCACCTTGAAGGCCACCTATTGATTCTTTACATACTTCCTGACGTCCTTGCGTTAATAAACAAGCCATATCTGTATTTGTTTTAAATGTTAGTTAATATAGTGGGGGATTTTACACCCCCATCTATTTTTTAGTAAGCTCCGTAATATACGATGTCTTGACCGATACCAAATGTAGTTCCACCGGTGTATCTCATAATTACTCTGTAGTTTTGAGAACCATCAATGTTAGCCATGTCTAATACTCTTACTTCATTGTAATCTGATAATAAACCAGTACCAAAGTGTAAGTTAGATTTTTGTGCTGCTACGATTGTATTTGGCGCCATACCTGGACACAATACGATTTCAATACCGTTGAAGTTGAATGGTTTTTCACCAACGTTCATTTGGTTATTCCATCCGTTTGCTCCGATTGCTCCACCTGCTAATGCTTGTTGGTAATCTTTTGCAACATCAGTAGAAGCGTAGATTAATAAATCTTCTTTACCATAAACTGTGTTAGGAATAGTATTTACAACAGAGTTTAATTTGTCTAATACGTTTGCTGATGTAATAGAACCAGAGATGATTACTGAACCACTCTTAGCTGCTAATACTGCAGTTGCTCCACCTGCTGCGATTGAAGCAGAGAATGCTGGTAAGAATCCACCGAATTGACCGTTAGTAGATGCAGAACCTGTCCAAATAGATTGTTCTGTTGCTTGTGCTACGATACCACCTACATAAGAGATTAAGTAATCGTTGAATGATTTAGGGATTTCATCAAATGCTGAATATCCTAATTGTAATGCCTCCCAAGATTCTACGAATTGTTGCTTACACAATTGTAAGTTTACTTGTAATTCTTTTGGAGTTAAAACTGCTTCAGTTAAAGCAACTGAACCAGAAGTAGTAAAATCGCAAGAAGCATCTTGAACGATTCCATCAACTGCTATCTTTTGGATTACTTCTTTGTACTTTACATTCGGGTGAATTGTAATGTATTTGTTATCCAAAGTTTTAGCACTCAATAAAGCTGCTGCAATGTACTGACCAGCAAACTCACCTGCGTAGGTAGATGTGATTTGTGGTTGTGTTGCAAAGTTTTGTTTTGCTTTCATTTTGTTTTTGTTAAATGAGTTAAAAATATTTTATCTATATAATTTAGATAAGAATGTACCCTGTGGGTTACTTACTTTCTTACCATAGTTATTCGGTGTGTGTAAATGTTGTGCTGATAACTTTGTTTCCAAAGGTGCTCCATCTAATTTTGGAAGGTCTTCATCTTCCTCTTCTGCTGCTAATTGTGTAGGGTCTAATGAACTTACTTCAGGTGCTCCTTCTTCAGGATATGCTGATTGCATCTTTTCGATTAAACCTGCCAATTTAGTTTCCATCTCATCTATTCTATAAGCTAATGAGATTAATGGGTCTTTTTCAGTTTCTTCTGAATCATCTACCACTTGATTTCTAGGGTCTTCATCAGTAGTGTTTGGTAATGGGTGTGCTTCTACCGTTGATGCATCTGCTAAATGCTCTTCAACCTTAGCCTCCTTATCCACTACTTCTTCATCTACTTTTTCCAAATCAGCAGGATTAGCTTCTTCAACGTTTTCTCTACTAACGATTTTACCATCCTTAGTTTCGATTCTGATTACAACTTTGTTTCCTTCTGAATCTGTTAATTCAATTTCATGCTCACCATCTGGTGCAGGAGATTTACTTCCATCTTCTGAAATTACTTCAACTGGCTCATCTACATCAAATGTTGGAGATTGTAAGATGTTACCTTTTGCGTCTTTTGCATCTGTAAAATTAACTTCATTTTCTAACGAAAGAAGTGTCATTATTTTGCCTAATACTGATTTTGAGTTCATGTTTATTAATTTTATTCTATTATTAGATAATAACAATAGTTGGTTGAAAAATAGTTATTTTTAATTTCTTATTTCGGAATATTGATTTAATATAGTTGTATCTGCTACATCTATTTCATATACTGTCCATCCGTAATCATCTGCAAATGCTAAAGGTATTGTTCCAATTTGAACTATTAATTGTTCATCACCTTTTGTTAATAATAATGCTTTCATTTTATTATACGTTTCTTCCTAATGTAGTTTCAAATGTTGTAACACAATTATTGAAATTAGTATTTTGTGTTGAATTTAAATATTGACCTATTGAGAACAAAGCATATTCTCTACTACTAAAATCAGATGCAGTTCCAGATGGTCTTCCTAATGCACAAACTGCAATATTATTATTTGCAGTTCCATATGTTTTAGAAGATGATGTTAATAATGAACCATCTAAATATAGATAAGTTGTAGAAGTATCCGAAGTACCAACAAATAAGCCTAAATGGTCTGCTCCATTTGATATTATATATGGATTACCAGGAGCAACATCACCAAATGCAGTGTATCTATCATTATCAAATCTTGCAATCATATTTTCAGATGTTGGTGCTTGAGTAGGATAATTATTACTACCTATATCATAAGCTGCTGAATTACCTTCTGTTCGTATATATGCCGATAAACTCATACCTGAGGTAAATAAACCAGAAGCATTTGGATTTAAAAATGTATTACCCCATCCAGTTGTACCATTACCAGTCACACCTGTTGATGCAAAACTAACTGTTCCATTCCAAGTAATTTGATATGTTAATGTATTAATTAAATTATATGAACAAGGAACTGCAGATGCTCCAACTAATGGATATATCACATTAAATTGATTCCACAAACTATATGATTTTAAATCTAATACAAATTGGTTTATAGCAGTTGCTTCTGTACCAGATATACCTGTTGCAGTAATAAATGCTTGTGCATCAGGGTCATATCCACCACCTGATACTATAATCTTCTTTTGAAAATACGATACTGGTAATATTAAACCCATATTAAATAAAGTTAGTTACGTTGGCAATGTATGTTTTAGCAGTATTGTTAAACGTTACAAATGTTAATATATCTTCAGCGTTTGAAGTAGGTGTTGGAACATAAGAACTACCCGATGGTTGATATATAAATGGTCCCATTTGAATTGAACCAGTACCAGATGCAGGTTGTGTAATTAATAAGTTATATGTTTGTCCTACTTTTTGACCACTTAATGCTATATGTGTTGTACTTCCACTTACTAATGTTAAAGTGTATGTAGAAGCTAACGTTGTATCAATAGATGCAGTTTGCGATGTTATTGTTAATGCGTATGGTGTTGAATAAACTCCACCACTAATATTTAATCCTCCACTTATATAAGTAGAACCAGTTATATTTACTGCTCCCGTAATAGATGTTGAACCACTAATACTTAATGTACCTTCTACAAATACATTAGAACCAGAATCAATTAAGAAACCTGTCTTTCTTGCTCCTGTTCCTGTTCCCGTTCCTACTGCAAATATAGTTTCACCACTTCTTGCAGCAGTTCCATTTACAGAGTTGTTTCTACCTATAAAAGTAGAACCTGCACTTGCTTGTGTATTATATGCATTCGAACCAGTTACTGTTAAGTTAGAACCATGTATTAAAGTTGAATATAAGTTTGAATTATCTCCATTAAGGACTACTCCAATTGCAAGACCAGCACCATTAGTTGTATTACCACTTACTTCTCTCGGTGCTGCTGCACTTGTATTACTACCACTTGCAGTTAATGTAGGAGTATTTATTCCACCAAATACGTTATTAGCTAATGATAATCTTTGTGCTGCAGCCGTTGATGCCGTTCCAAAGTATGAGTTATTAACAGTAAATGTATTACCAACAAATATATTATTATTAGCTGCAATAGATGAACTAAACGCAGTTAATGTTGAATTACCTACTGATAAGTTAGATTGGAAAACTGCTTGTGCTACTAATGGTGTAGTATATGCGTTGTAATTAACTGCTGCTAACAATAAGTTAGTAGTTATATTACCACCTGCTACTGCTTGATTTGCTGATGTTGCATCTGCATTACCTATGTTGAAGTTTCCGTTTACAATATTATTAGTTATTGCCCAAGCAGAAGATGAAGCAGGACCTCTAAAACGAATTATATTAGTTGCATAATTACTAGAAATATTTGGTGTGTATGTTGTTAATGAGCCTGTTACTTCAGGTTGATTACCAGTTAGCATTACATTATTACTTCCTACTTGTCTTCTAAAACCTGTAGTTGGTATTGCCGGTGTTACACATATATTTCCACTACCTGATAATGTAAAAGAACCAGTATTTGTGTTAGAAGATTTGAATATTATATTTACAAAACCTACAGAAGATGATATATGTGATAATGCTGCAGAACTGGATGCATATGTTTTAGCTACTAATACTAATGAACCACTATATGATGATATAGTAGAATTGTTTCCACTTCCATCAGATAATGTTTGGTCTCCTATAAATAAGTTTGAACCTGTAGTTGCATAAGAACCAGTTAATGCACTTATACTTGCAACAGATGCACTAAATGATGCAGTTGTTGTTTGTAATGTATTCCACTTTGTATCGTTAGATGCAGTATAATCATTTAATGAAGTATTATCTAAACTACCTGTCCCATTAACTAAAGTTATAGCAACACTTGCAGTTGTAGTTAATAAGTTTGTATTTGGGTTATATATAAATGCATTTGTACTTTGTAATCCACCATATGAATTAGTTGCATCTGTAAATGTAACTAAATGTGTTTGATTTGCTGATGTATTTTGAACATAAACATTAGATGCAGATACTGCAAATGATGCACTCAATACACTCATTGAACTCGTCTGTGCTGATGTTATATAACTTCCAGTCTGTCCACCTAATGTATTCCACTTTGTATCGTTAGATGCAGTATAAGTATTAAATGAACTTGTCTGTAAGAATCCTAATCCAACTATCTGTGCTGATGATGATACAGTACCTGTTGGTACTCCACTTCCACTAACATCAGGTATTACAATACCAAATGTTGTATTATCTCCTTTTCTGAATGTAAGGGTATTACCACTAAAAGAAGCAGTTGTTAATCCTAAACTTGCAGAAGTAAATAAAGATGAAGTTGCACTATTAATAGATGATGTAGAATATCCTACTGCTAAGTTCTTTGTATCTTGTGATGCAGTATATGCGTTTAAAGAAGTTAAATCAGTTGTTCCTCCTCCACTACCTGTATTAACAGTTACTGCAAATGTAGTACCATTACCTTTTGTAAAAGTAATTGTATTAAGATTTACCGATGCCGTTATTAAAGATGATGCAGTAATTGCAGATGTTACAAAACTACCTGTATCTAAACTATCTACTAACGTATCTATGGTTTGTGTATTATAATTACGAAGTATTGCAGGAGTAATCGCTTCCGTTGATTGGTCAGGAAACGAACTTTGATTTAATGCTTCTAATTGTGCTTTTGTTAAAATCGCCATATTGCTAATTTATTTATTATTCTTCTATAAATCGTTTGAATCCTAATGAGAAACCATTTGAGAAACCTGATGATTGATATACTGGTATTGGTGGGTATCCTTGTATATTACCTATACCTTGTGCCATTAAAGCACCATTACAACAATCTCTTCCGTATCTGTCTTCATTTAGACACAAACATCCTCTACGATTATTCTTTGGAGAACTTAAACCTTGTGTAGGACCTATATAGATACCACTCGCATTCTCCCTATTTACAGAATAACGTAAGTTTCCATTGCGTGAATTACTCCATTTAGCCATCAGTATTGTTTATTACATATAACAACGAAAGTGGGATTTATAATTACCCCACCTTCTTTAAGCTTTCTTTATGCATTAAGTTCTGTAACGTATTGTAATCTGAATGATACGATAAGAAGAACAAACACTTTTCTAATGGTTGTTTAACTACCTCATCTATTTTAAGGAGTTCTCCACCGCAAAGAGTGATGATTGATTGATAAGAGCCCCACTTGCGGCCAAAATTGATTTGATGTTGGGAGGTATCTCCTGATGATTCTGAATCAAAGATTTCAGGGTATTTTTCAATAAGACCTTTGACAAATTGATAAAAAAAAACAGAGCTCCAAAATGTATCTCCATATTAACTTCTCTCCAATGCTCTGAAGGTTCATTACCTGTATATTGTTCTATCTCATATAACTTACCTAATTTCTTTTTAACAGGTCTGTATAGTATAGCCATTATCTTTTCCCAATTCTCATTTATATTCAGCTCATCGAACTTTGATATATCTACATAAGCACCATAAGCAATTTGGGATAAGTTTGGTTCGAACCCATACTCAACTCCGTTTATATTTACGAATGGTATTAAATCAAATGTTTCTCTTGCTATAAATGAAAGCAATTGTTCTTTTATTTTAATGAATGTTGCCGTATCTATCTTACTCATTATACCTGGCTCTACATTACATAAGTGGTAGAATAGAGTTGCTAGTTTAGCTTCTTCATCATCACCATATACCTTCAAATCCTTTTGTAATTGCAAGAACTTTGTTAGAGTAATTGCTGAATAATCATTGGGTACTTTTATTTCTAATATCTGTTTCATGCTTGTCCTGTTATTTGTTTTATGTAGTTTGTTAATCGTTTAACTTTTGCTTCCTCATTATCTAATTTAGCTTGCATCAGTACAATACCTGCTCTTAAATCTTCATTTACATCTTGCATCTCCTTTACATATAATAGGATTTGTCTGATTTCTTCTGATGTGTATGTTTGTTCCATTAGTATCTATAGTTTCCAATTGAGATTGCGTACTTTCCTTTTGCTTGTGCTTTCTGTGATAGTTTCATCATTACTGCGTATCTTGCTGCGTCAATAGCATGGTCTAATCCTCCATCGGGTCTATCAGTTACATAGCCATTTTTATCTTGAATATACTCATACCCATACATCTCATTGATTAAATTATGAGATGATTTAAGAATATGTATTTTATAGTTTTGCATTACACCTATACCAAACCTAATACTATCAGGTCCTTTTACTACTGGCTTTATATTAAATCCACTACGGTATATCTCGTCTATAAGTCTAGGTTCTGCACTATCACAGAAGATTTCGTGTGATTTATCTATATCTAATTTTCTGAATTTTTCAATGATGTCATTAGTAACAAGCCTTTTTTCATAAAGTAATTCTTCCAAATATAATTCATTACCTTTTTGGTATATTGCAACCAGTGCAGAGGGGTCAGCAGAGTAGCCAACATCAAAACCAAAGGCAACGAAATCAGCATCAGTATCATCAACAATGTCAAATTCAAATATAGCTTTATCATTTGTTGTATATTCCCCAAGTCCGTAGATTTTCCAGTATTTTTCATTTTTTTGTTTTAATTCTTCAATTCCTTTTATTATTTCTTCATTCAAATATGGATTGTCTAAATATGTGGTTACATATTTGTCACAATCTTCCATCTTTCGTAAATAGTGATATGGGCTTATGGTGGGGTTATAACACAATATAATTTTGCGTGTTGTTCTGATACTTAACTGAAAGTAACTTTCTTCATCAACTTCGTTTGCTTCATCTATGAATAAGATGTCTGATTTAATTCCTCTTAATTTGTCAGCATCATCTGTGGATATAAACTGAATAATAGAATTACCATAGGACCATATTCTATCAGTAGCATTCCAATCGGATTCATTCCATAAATCAATACCAATTAATATATCCTTAAAATCCTTCATTACAGTTCTTTTAAGAGATGGTATTGTCTTTCTAACAATAGTTACTATCGTAGGTGTTTGAATCGCTTGTACTATACAGTATTGAAGTGCAGAGTATGATTTAGAACTTCTGGTCCCACCTAAATTATGAACAACTTTATGTTTACTATTCATAATGTTGTCGAATGTAATTGTCGTGTTAATCGTTAGTTCCAATTTCCTTTCGGTTTATATTAATTGTTATTTGTTGAATCCTCTGGTCTATCTGTGCTTTCATTTCAACGGATGATTTCTTTGGTACAATATATTCTAATAATTTAAGATATAACTTTGCAGCTTCTAATGGGTCTTCTTTTCGTATCTTATCTAAATCTTCCGATATATTATCCAATCCTCTATTAGCTAATCTTGCAATAGTTAGCTTTGCCTGTTCAGTACTTCTGTTTAATTGACCAGAAGGTCTTCCCTTTCCTAATTTGTTTCCTTTTTCAAA